GATGTCAAACCTCTCTACGTTGTGGCCACTGTGGACGGTGGGCAGCCAGCCAATCCTACGAGTCTGACCACTCTTGATGGTGTAACTGTGGATGGCACACAAGGTGGCATGAATGTCACACCCAAAGCAGATGGTTATACTGTGGGTTACTTGACCGGAGATGGTGTTCCGCCAAACGGCTTGCCAGTCACTAGTGGTGTACAATTCCCGCTGGGTGCTGTTGCTGGAGACTACTGCTTGCGAGTAGATTACTTTCCCAATCGCTTGTTCCGCTATGACAGCCGACGTTGGGTCAAAATTGAGGACAAGGTACGTACCAATCTCAACAATGGTCCTGCCAATGATACTTTACGGTCGGGCTTTGTGAACAATACATACACTACGCCCACAACAGATCTTGGCAATATTCCACAACGTCAGAGTCTCAGCCAGATACTGAGACCACGTGCGGACAATGGAGACCAGAAAGGTTTCCAGGATCCCAAGCCACCACCTGATACACAACCGGGCCAGAAATCGAGTTAATCATGAGTCAAATGTTCTTCTACGACGCCCAAATCCGACGTTTCCTGTTACAGTTCACGCGAATTGTCAGCAATTTTCAAATTGAATATGGCAACGAAACAGATGGTGTAAACAACGCTGCCTTGATACGTGTGCCGGTTCGTTATGGTGATGCCAGTCGCAATGCTCAGGTTATTATTCAAGAGAACAGCCGCAACTCAATGCCGGCCTCACCACTAATGACTTTTTATGTGTCAAGCCTGGATTATGATCGTCCCCGAATGCAAGAGCCCTATCATGTGAGCAAACTCAATGTGCGTCAACGCACGTATGATACCGAAACTGACTCATTCGAAACCACACAGGGAAATGCTTTTACTGTGGAGCGACTCATGCCTGTGCCTTATAAACTGGGCATTACATTAGATATCTGGACAAGTAACACCAATCAAAAAATGCAGTTGTTGGAACAGATCTTGACCTTGTTCAATCCCAGTCTGGAAGTACAAAGCACCGACAACTTTATTGACTGGACCAGCCTGAGTGTGGTTGATCTAGAATCAGTGACCTGGACTTCAAGAACTGTGCCCATAGGTACAGAGAATCCCATTGACATGGCCACCATCAAGTTCAGTTTGCCAATTTGGATTAGTTCGCCGGCCAAGGTCAAGAAACTGGGTGTGGTAGAACGTGTGATCATGAGCATGTATGATGCGCAAGGCGATCTCAGCAACGCTGTGACAGACAATGACTTGTTGTTGGGCACCAGAGTGGTTGTTACCCCTTGGAACTATGAAGTTGTGGTGATTGGTAATCAAATTCAATGCTTGCAAGGTCGCACTATTGTGCCCAATGGCGCCAATGACGATTTGACTCCAACTCAAATTGTAGCAGGAAGCAGTTTGCTTTGGCCTGCTGTGATCAGTGCATATGGTGTGCTTCGTCCGGGTATCAGTCAAATACGACTGGATCAAGAGGATGGCACAACCATTGTGGGTACCATTGTGATCAATCCCAATGATGATCGACTGTTGATTTACAATATTGACCAAGATACTGCACCGCAAAATACCTTGAGTCCTATCACAGCCATCATTGATCCTTTGATATCAGGGCCTGGATATGGACTGCCTGCACCTGCTGTGGGCCAACGCTATTTGCTGACTGAATCAACTGGCAGTGCAATCAACGCATATCCGCCAGAAGCATGGTTGGGTTCTGTTGGACAACCTTTGATTGCATCGGCCAACGATGTTATTGAATGGACTGGTACTTACTGGAAGATTGTTTTTAATAGTGTGGCACAAGCCGCCACAGTGCAATACGTTACCAATATCACCACAGGTGTGCAATACGAGTGGACTGGGGCGGAGTGGGTTAAGAGTTATCAAGGTGTCTACGTTGGAGGAACCTGGTCGTTAGTTCTGTAATCTGCATTTTTTTCCGTGGTACCTAGAAAAATTTCCTAAGTCCATTTGTTTACCACAATGTTCACAGGTAGCATATTTTTTACTCCAGGGAGGCAATTTACCCTGGAGACGTAACTTAGCATTTTCCTTAGTCTCGTCCGAATGTGTTTTTCCATAAAATCCATTATTAGAGCCAGACAATTGTGGCATTTTTTTACCTTTATTGGTTGCTCTATTAGGACGACTAACACCTTTATTCTTAATTGACATTAGTTGCTTTCTTTCTAGCGTCCATGATTTTTTTAAGTTATTCTTATGCTCTTCAGTAAATATTTTGCCTTTCTGTAGAAGAGCCTGTTTATTTTGCCAGCCCGGGTCATTGAAGGGATTTATTAGATGCCATTGTTCTTTGATTATTTGGTATATTCTGCCAGATGGTATATATTGCAAGGTGCCGGGTTTTCCGTTACGACATCGTTTTACAGCATATACTGACTTTTTATAGGCTATACCTGTTGTCATCTTAGTAAGAAGTAAATGGCAAACAAAGTGTTCTTTAGCGGTTAATTTGACCAAATTATTTTTGTCATCTGGATTACCATCTAGCCAACCAGTTTTGCTAATTTTTTTATAAAAAGATTTAGGAATTATGTGATGTACTTCTAAATAACATTCCCGTTGAGAACGTTGTGCGGTATTTATTATATTATTATACCAAGAGGTGTACTTATTATCTATAAATATCATTGCTGATACTCCTTCATAGTGTTAGAGTAGTTGAGGATGCCCCCTGCGAACTACAACTTTATTTATGATTTATATCATGGAGGAACATGGAGTCTAGTGCTTTGAAGGCAGTGGGTGTGTGGTTCCGTAGCAGGGACACCAAACGCTATCTTTATCTCTTGAGAAACGATGTCAAGCATCCAGGTGCCTGGGGCCTGCCCGGTGGCAAGATCGAAACAGGCGAAACGTTACTGGGTGGTATGGAACGTGAGTGTATTGAAGAACTGGGTTTCTTTCCCACTTATCAGCGCCTGATACCATTGGAAAAGTTTACCTCTGCTGACTTGGCTTTTGAGTATCACACCTGGATATGTGTTGTGGACACGGAGTTTGTGCCTAGACTCAACTACGAACATCTAGGCTATGCCTGGATTGATGCTGGCACTTGGCCTAGACCCATGCATCCAGGATTATGGAACACAATGAATATTGATGCTGTGCAACAAAAGATTCAACAGGTGGAACAGACCTTATAGTCTACCGACCACAATCTCAATAGTACCTGACGCACCATCAAAGTCTTCCAGTGCCTTGCCAATAACAGTGCCCATGGCAGGGGTGGCACTGGCCTGTGCCGACCCATTACCAGCAGTGACCATCATGTCACCTTTGCGTATGGTGCCTACCACTCGAGTTGGCACACGACCTTGAAGAGCCACTGCCACAGTGTGTTTGCTTTCAAGTATGCTATTCATCAAGTGAGCAGGATTTGTGGATACTACACCAGCCACTCGCGGATCGGCCGTAGCCGTTGATATGGTGACTTCGTTGTTGCCGCCAAATACCAACACAGTACCCGGTGTGTAGTCAGCATCTGCGGCGTAAAGTTCGGCCAAGTCAGCATATTGTGCTGTGGTTGCTTTGCCAAACACAGTGTTAAAATAAACCGTTGCACTACCAATGTTACCAACACCGTTTGCGTTGTTGTTCACAATATTACCACCACTGATGTTGCCGGTTGATACTGTTAAACTTGAACCTGTAATAGCTGCGCCTGTGATAGCACCGGTTACTGATACAACTGCGCCCAAATGACTTGTGCCAGTCACAGTACCGGTGGCTGATATCAGGCCACCTGTCAACAAGTTTCCACCGGTAACGTTACCTGCTACACTGAGTGCTATGCTTGATGTGTTGGCAATGGCCACTAGAGTGTTGGCCGAGAATGTTACATTACCGTTGCCTGTGGCTGTTCCAATGTTGATATTGGTAATAGAGTTGGCCACACCGTTCTCACCAATGCTGATGGTCTTGGTATTGCCAGAACTGGTCGCACCGTTGGCAATGTATACCCCTTGTGTGGCAGTTGAGCGACCAAGTTGAATAAAACCAGTTTGCGATGGACCACCGATAGTGTTATTAGCAGTAAGTTGATTAGTACCAATAAGAATCTCAGATCCTGTTGTTACAAACTGTACCCCGCCAATCACACTTAAAGTTCTTATAGTAGCAGAAGCGTTAGTATATAAATTACCAGCATTAACATTACCTGTGGCTGATACAACACCTACTGTGTTAATGTTGCCACCAGTGACATTGCCCACAGCCGAAACCACGCCGCTTGCGCTGACATCAGCGGTGCTGACTATGTTGCCACCTGTTACATTGCCTGTTACAGAAACAACAGAGCCCAAGTGACTTGTGCCAGTGATAGTTCCTGTTGAACTGATCAGTCCACCTGTTAACAAGTTACCGCCTGTGATGTTCGCGGTAACAGCCAACGAGCCCAATGTGCCAACACTTGTGATATTGGTTTGAGCGGCTGTGGTCAATGTACCAACAATTGCTGTACCTGACAAGTTACCGCCAGTAATGTTACCCATGGCACTAATCAATCCACCTGTTAAGACATTACCTGCTGACAGGTTTCCAGTACCAACTGTGCCCAGTGTTGTGGCGCCGGTTACGCTGAGTGTGCCTGTTGCTGATATCAATCCGCCAGTGATTATATTACCACCAACAACATTAGAAGTGGCACTTAAATTATTGCCAATTATGTTGCCCGATGCACTTACTATACCGGTGATGTATTCACCTGTGGTGGCATATACTATGACATTTGACGTGCCACCAATGTTGACTCTGACGTTGCCACCCGAACTTGCGACAGCAACGTTGGATGTGCCATTGCTGATTGATGTGCTGGAGCCCGAGGCAATGCCGGTCAGTTGCGAGCCGTTGCCCAAGATGTAGTTGCCAGACACGTTGCCAACAGCACTGATGTACCCATTTGATACCAGTGTGTTGGCAGTTATGATGTTGGCCGTGGACAGTATGCGTGTCCACGTGTTGCCCACGTTGGAAAACTGATAGGTTATGTTGTTAACAACAGCAGTCTGGCCATTTGTTGGCGCTACCGGAAAGGCCATCTTCTATCCTTTATTGCATACTTATCACGATTTCGATAGTGCCTTCGCCGCCGTCAAAGTTCTCCAATGCTTTACCAATCACAGTACCGATTGCAGGATTGGCTTTGGCTCGCGCACGTCCATTTCCAGCAGATACCATCAAATCGCCCTTGGCAATCCGGCCAGTGACAAGAGTTGGCACACGACCAGCCAGAGCCACAGCAACCACATGATCCCCATCCAGGGTAGAATTCATCAAGTGAGCAGGATTGGTAGATACCACACCCGCAACTCGCTTGCTGGAAGCACTAGTACTTAGTGTTACTTCTTGCTCGCCGTCAAAATCCAACACAGTGCCTGGAGTATACTCCGCATCGGCCAAATACAATTCAGCCAAGTCAGCGTATTGTGCTGTGGTTGCCTTGCCAAATATGGTGTTGAAGTAGTTGCTGGAACTACCAATGTTGCCCACTGCGTTGCCATTGGCGTTGACAATGTTGCCCAGAGTAACTGTACCAGTTGATACTGTCAGGTTACCACCGGTTACGTTGCCTGTTACAGAAACAACTGCACCCAAATGACTTGTGCCAGTAATAGTGCCGCCTGCTGATATTAGGCCACCTGTCAAGATGTTGCCACCAGTTACGTTGGCCGTAACGGTCAATGCACTCAATGTACCAACACTTGTGATATTGGTTTGTGCGGCTGTGGTCAGTGTACCCGCAATACTTGTGCCTGACAAGTTGCCACCTGTGATGTTACCGGTTGCTGATATTAGGCCACCTGTCAAGATGTTGCCACCAGTTACATTACCACTCACACTGACCACGTTGCCTGTAATACTTGGTGAAGCACCTTGTAGTACCGTCTGTCCACCTGCAGGGTTGGTCATGACAATAGCAGTAGCGTTGGCACTGATTGTTGAGTTGCCCAAATAAATTGTGCTGTTGCTCAACCACAAGTCTTTCCAACGTTGAGTTGTTGAACCCAAGTCATAAGTGATGTTGGCACTTGGCAATAGATTGGTTGCCAAGGTCAATGCACTTGCGCTAAACACCGCGGTATTTGCTGTGCCGCCGATTGTGATGTTGGCGT